ACTACCGTCTTTGACAAATGTTGTACCTGCACCGTTCCCACCAGAACCAGTTCCAGTGCCATTAGCAAGACCAAATCCGCCAGCACCACCACCGCCAATCAAAATATAATCTACTTGTATGCCTTTCGAAGCACCATAAAAATCACTTAGTTTAATGGTTCCAGAGGTAGGCACACTATTGTTAAGGGAAAAGTCGGGTACTAGAGTGCCGCCGCGATAAAACTGCGACATCTTAATTGGATCAGAACCACCAAATTCGTCTTGTAAGTCTTGTAAAGTTATTAAGCCGCTAGTCTGTAGAGCCATCTTTCAGCCTTTCAACTTCTGCACTCAATTCCTTAACGGCTTCGATGAGAAGGGCTACAATATTTCCATATCTAACAGCTTTGTAATTACCATTTACTTGATCTTCAAACTCGAAAACAACGCCAGGTAAAACTTTTTCTATTTCTTGAGCTACTACTCCGGTTACGCGTTCTTCTTCGCCAATGTAGTTGAAAGTATAACCATTAATATTTGAAACTTTTGCTAGCGCGTCAGGAATGACCTCTAAATTTTCTTTTAATTTAATATCTGATACAGAATAATTTGTAACAACTTCACCAGTGGCTCTTAAATTTCTACAATACATGTCAGAGCTAGCTGTAACGTTATTAGCTATTAAATCTACAACTGTAAAATCGCCGGTAACTGAAAGATCACCAGTAATATTTGTATTGGCACTAATGTCTAGCACTGTTCCAGTAATTTGTCCATCACCACTAAATGCAAAATCAACGCCATCTATACCTTCGGTAACGTCTAAGTTAGGAACTGTTAATGTGCCTGCTGTACTTAAATTAAATTTGTCTCCAACACCTGTGTTGATAACAAATGCCGCGGTACTATCTTTAAAACCTACATCCCACGTATTTGTGTTATCCGTGAAACGAAGTTGAGGACCTTCTGCAACATGTGTAAGTGTACCGACAGTTTGGTCTGTTGCCGTAGCTTCGAAAGGAGATCCAATAGCTATTGTATCTGAACCGTTTCTAGATTCTATTGAGTCAAATCTTCCAGTAGAAGTAGCTATGATATCCGTAGCAGTAAAATTACCAACTAATGTTGCGTTACCGTTAGTTGTATCTCCGCCAGGTGAAGCAGTTAAAGCTTCATCTCTGAAAATGTCTACGACTTCGTTAGTTTTATCAAACCAGTTTTGAAAGGTTTGCGTTACAGTAATATTTTGTAAACTTGGTTTTGCCATTTTATTTGTTCTCTAACTTTTCTAGACGCTGGGTCACTGTTGATAAAAGGTCTTTCATCGTATCAACTTCTGTTGACAAAGACTGTACTTTTTGATATAAAGCTCTTTCTTGTTTATATTTATTAAGTGCAGCGACATCTGTATTTAAAACAGCAGCTGTTTTTGTATCCCGGCGACGATTAATCATGTTATAGCAATGCCTCTATAATCTTTTACTGTAGGAGCATTATTAATGCTATCGGCTAATAGTTCTATTTTAAGAGCAAACGTTCTATATCCAGTAAATGTACCAGCTGCACTTGTATATACAAGCATATCGTTTTCAAGATTTGCAGCTGCTATGCCGTATTCAAATTCTCTATAATCTTGAATATTAGATGTTGAGCAAAATTGACCAGAACCCTTAGTTAATTCTAGTTCTATCCAATCTATTGTTTCGAAAGAAGTAGAGTCTGCTGCGTGTAAAGGACGTATATAAACTTTAATGTCAGTATCTTTAGGCTTATAAGCAGTCAATATAACTCGCATATCTTCTGCATCTAAGTCTTCTGCTAAATCAATTCTTTTAGTAATAAATTTAGAAGTAGTTTCTGAATCATTTGTTACGTTATATTGGTATGCAATAAGGCTTGCAGTATTAATATCAACCATAGGTGATGATGTAGAATTGCCTCCATTACCCATATCAACTTTAAGTGTGAATGGTCTTAAGTCGTCAGTATCATTAGATCTACTATACATAACTACTCCTTCGTTTAAGAAGTAATTTTCTTGTGCAAGTTTCATATTTAAATTATAATTTGAGTTAACATTAGATGGATTTGTAAAGTTACCGGACAAAGAAGTAGTAGTCACAGCGTCATTAATTGCTGTAATAAGAGGATGAACATAACTTAAGTTAATGTTATCTACTGTTACAATATCAGCTGTGTAATTACTATCTAGTCCTGTAATTGTGCTACCAGCAGTAAATACTTTTGAGCCTGTTGCAGAACTGTCTTTTAAATGTAATGTTTCAGGTTTCTTAGCGTTTTGGAAAGAAACTTTACCAACTGCTACAGGATTGCCCGTTCCACCTGATGTAGAAAAATAAGAAGCGTGATCTAAAATAATGCTAGTATCATTAACAACTTGTACGATTTGGAAAATATCTTCACTACTTGAAGGTGCTACTACGTGAATATAATCACCTTCAGAGTATGTGGCATTAAGTCCCGTTCCTGTAAGCGTAGTTGAGCCGAGAGGTAATGAAACTGCTGCACCAGTACTTGGATCTCTTGTTAAAGTTTGGTACACATATTCATTAGGGGTAAATGTATTGCTACCAAAGTTTTCAATCGTTAGGAATTCATGACCTTCTGATTTAAATGTTACTGACCCAACTGCTGAATTATAATCGTGACGATAGATATTAAATTTTAAGTCTTCATCTTGATACGATTTCCAGGCTTTATTGTTTGTCGAAGTAAACAACACTCCATCGCCCCAGTCTTGAACAACCGCTTTGCCTTGAGTTGATCCCGGCGTTAAATCATTTCCACCTACCTTAGATGTAAAGGCTAAATAGTTTGGATCGTTTGCATCAGGCTTTAATACAATAGCATATTCTGTATCAGTGTTAAGTTTAACAGGACTTTTAAAATTAAAAGTAGTTACTACAGAAGAGTCATCAGAAACACTTACTTCTGAATAGTGTTTATGTGTACTACTAAATGGTAAAATTTCCGCAGAAGGATAACCGTTAATAACTTCTCTTAATTGGAGTGTAACCCCGTTTACAGTACTTTTGCGTTTAAAATAAACATCTACTTTTGAAGCAAAAACGGTAGTTGATCCTTTACCTTCACCTTCTTTAATAAAGAAAGTTTGTGCTAATGGGTCGGTATTTGTAAATTGTGCTCGCCAATCAGCATCGTTATCATTACTATTATCTTGAGGCCTAGCTGCACCACGCACGTTTCTCGTAGTAGTTGTTGACGTTACATCTAACTGAGGAATACGCGTTGATGTATGTAATGACCGAGAGCCAATATCAATGTTATATGCTTGATACGCCATTTCTGCAAAAGATGTTGATGCCGATGCTACATTTGTAAGATCGTCTACGTCTGTTATAATGACTTGTCTTTCGCCTACAAAGAATGTATTTTGTGGAATTCTAAAGATAGCCTTGACAACACCTTCAGCATTACTATTGATAGCCGATCCAAAGTTTCCGTATGGGAAACAGGCAGTGGCACCATCCGTTACATTTGCCGTAGAAGCTTCTCTTACATTTGCATCAATTGACACGCCGTCAAAGTAAAAATAATGGCGAGTGTTTGGTCTTAGCCCTGAAACATAAATGTTTACATCTCTTGATCTTATGAACGGGTTAAACGCTACGTTAGAAACAAAATCACCGGCGTTTTCTTGCTGTGTAGTAGAACTTGTTGAAAATTCTGTTACAATACTTTGCTCAACAAAGCCTGGCAAAAATTGATTTGCATTTCCAACCTGTACTGCTCCAATATTATTAGTTTGGACCTGTGTTTGAGGCAAGAAAGCTTGTATATCATCAATGAATGCATCAATTGGTGCAGTTAAATCTGCAACAACAGGAACTGGATCAACTGAAATATCATGCACAAAATCATGATCAGGAAACAATTCACCTACACCTTTATATGAATAAAAGTTAGACGTTAGTGTTCTATAACTAGTAGCATAAGGCTGGTTAATTAATGAAACGTGTGCATTTCTACTTAGTGTTGCTATTTCTGGATTATCCGTAGTTGGGAAAATAGTAGCCCCAGTAGAAGAAGAAAGAGTCAAGTCTAAAGGAAAAGTAGTAAGTGATGGAGTCATAACCTGCTTATCACCAGGAACAGCCGCATTAAATTCTGGATTTTCCAAATCAGCTAATCTTAAGTCTACGAGTGGATCAACTATATAACCATTTTTAAATCTTGATAAACCACTAGCGTCTAAAATCTGTAAACTTTCTACAGACTGTTCTAATTGGTTTAAACTAACATAATATTCTAGGCGCTTAACTTTATCATCTACGGCAGCAATATCTGCCATGGTGTAACGTTTAATGCCACTTGTTTTTGTTCTAACAGCATAGTTATATTTTTTCTGCAACCCGGCTTCTCGAGAAGATAAGGCTGGGAAACCTGGAACTTGAACCTCGGCAACAATAAATTGATCTGGGCCTATCATAGGTGGCTTAGGATTTTGATCTTCGCTACCTTGTACATATGAAAATTGTCCATAAGAGTCTACGATAATCAAGTCAATTCTTCCGTTATAAGAAGTAATATCTGTTGTGATACTATCACCAACGGCTGGAGTTAAAACAGTTCCGTGGCCATCTGCATTAAAACCTAGCGTGTAACCATCTGCGGCTGTACTAATAGTTGGTGCAGTTGCGCCATTAGAAGAATTGTAATCGGCAAGCGGATCTTTATCTGCGTAAGGTCTAAAGTCAAAACATTCTCTAAGATTAAACTTTTTACCGTTGTTAGCTTCATAAACAGATAATTGATTTGAACGAATTTGACCAGTCGGCAGCACTTCAGAAGCATCATCAATTGGATAACTATTAATTGTAAAGAAATAACTTCCAACACTTGAATTAATTCTAAATACTTTAAGTCTAATCGTAAGTGTACCAGTTGGTTGTGGTCTTCCAGGAATGTACTCCATATAAGATATGTCGTAATGAGTATCTTTTTGGTTTGGTCTTAGTCTAAAGCTATTTAAGTAGCTCGTTCCAGCACTGTCTACGATGCTCATAATTTCGAAAACATCTGGGAAACCTAAACTATATTTTGAAGTCGTAGGTGAATATGAAACTTTAATAAATGGCCGAGATACTGTTTTACTATAAGGCTGAGTAAGTAATATTCTTTCGTTGTGATATAACGTTCCTGTACCGGAGTTACCTTGCGGCACACCGGGGGTCAAAGTTACGTTTAACTCAGAGTTATTACTGGCTGTTTCTATAGTACCAATCCTAATCTCTTGAAAATCATCTCTTACAAAAATTGCATCATTAAGAGTATTTTTGCAATTAAAATCTCTTCCTGATCCACCAGGCTGCGTAATAGTAAAAGCATTTGCTGAATAAGTTATGCCAGTTAATCGAGTTCTTACTGTAATACTTGTGTCATTAGTATTGCTTACGCTAAACACGCCGGTGTTAAAAATAAGAGCACCGTTGTTTGTTTCTTTTATTCTTTGATCGTTAAAAAATCCAATTGCACCCCAAGCCGTGCCGGAGTCTGCAGTAATTTGCCGAGCATCACTAAAGCGTTTAGTTGCATCAGTAATATTAATACCAAACACATACAGTTCATTCTTAGTTAAGTTTTTTACAAAAGCTGTACCAATTTGTACACCTCCGACGTCTTTAAGAGCCACGGGAGTATGATCTAAAGGAACATCTCCGACAGCACTGTCAAAATCTAAATAATGACCATAATTCATTCCGACAGATTCGTTTTCAAATTCTTCTGTTGTAGTTACATTAGGAATATTGAAATCTAATTCACCGTGATTTTGAATTCGATATCCTTTAACATAAGCAAGACCTGGTCCTACTATAGCTTGGAGCTGGTTATTAGCATTTCTTTCAGTTTTTACTTTAAACTTATCAATGATATAGTCACCAGACTCTTCGTGTGTTCTGCGTGCTAATTCTTTTCCAAGAACATTGTATTGAGATACATCTCTAAGAGTAACAACATTTCCATTTTTATAACGTACGAGTGTAAAGAAATTAGTGTCAGCGTCAGCCACTGTTGTTTCTTTAGTAGACAATGTAGGAATTAATTTTAATCTGTCCGCACCTGGCGCGTTAAAATTGTTATTACCTTGTGCATTATCGTATAACTGGCTATCCTGAAGTGGAGTAACTAAGCTTTCAGTAACTTCATAACCTAGAGATTTAAGGTCTGGCGTACCTGAATATTTTTCTACAATAACATTTTGTTCTGCTGTAAATAAGAAGTGTCCTTTTTGGAAGATAATTCCAGGCGTAGCTTGTACACCATATGAGTCTCCAGTGTGGTTGGCTTGTTCTGAAACTGCAACCTGTAACACTGTGGTAGTGGAATAGTTATTATCGCCATCAAACTTATTTAAAGTAATTGTTAACAATTCACCATCAATTAATTTACCAAAGTTTGAATTAACATCGTTGTTTGTATATTGGAAAAAGAAAGTTTGAAGGTTTGGTGGGCGGGTCGCATAACCTTGAGCTGCCTGAATAATTTGGCCAGTTAGTCCACTATCTCCACCTTCAAATGTATAAACATATTGAACCTCTTTCACTACTCCGCTGATTTCTTCATCGACAAATTTACTAATAAATGCAGAAGGATTAAATGCTAAACCACTAGAGTCCGTATCTTTAAGTTTTACATACTGCAAACCAGCAATTTTTGTAAAGTTACAACCTTTTACAATCGAGCCTTCTTGGAAAATATTATCACCAAACGTTTCAATTTGATTTTGAAGAATTGTTTGTATCTGTGTAAGCTCTCTTGCCTGAAGAGCATATCCGGGCTTGAAAAGAATCTTATAAAACTGATCCTCTGTATCATAATCATCAAAATATGGGGCAATATTTAGATCTGTATTAATAGGCATTTATCTTATCTTTCCCTTAAAATTCCAAAACCAGTTTAAATTCTTCTCGTGATTTGTCTGTTCTATCTAATGGAGTAATATCTTCCATAAAATAAATTAAACCTGAACGTTGAACTAGTGGTGATCTTGTTATATTATCTTCTACTGGAGTATTTATTGTAATTGGAGATCCGGATGATGCTAATAGATTAAAGTTTGGATCAAAAGATGAACTATTATTAGCAGTGTTTGTGTATGGACCTAAGTATTCTGAAATGTATACGGTATTTGCGGTGGTGTCAACTTCATGAACTTTACCTCTAAATATTACTTCATTAGCTGCGTCTACCTGACTTATGGTGTCATTTTGAAATGTGTTTTGGTAATCGTCTGTTACAACTGCAATTCTGTTATCAAACACATCAGGTCCGCCGGTGTTGGCGGTGTACAATGCGGTGTTTGCCCACTGTGGGTTTTTAATAAGGC